TCGGCAGCTACATTTTCTGCGACGTCGGTGCTGACGGAAGTTACGTCCTTAGCGACGCTACCTACTCGGCTGGTTTGCGCCCCGGCTTTGCCGTCTAATCCTCCGCAGAGCATCTGGCCTCATCACGCCCACGGAAGTGGGCGAAAGGCGCGAACTTTCCCTCAAAAAATCCAAAGGGCGCGTCAGCGCCCCGCGCGTTTTTTGAAAATGGCCTCAAAATGCTATCACTTAACTGTTTTTTGAACGCATACAAAGTCTCGGAAAAGCTATACAATACTGTCAAAACCTGTTCAACAGGAGGTATTGTATGGCAACTAACAAGCGTGTTTTCACCCTGAGATTGTCCGATGAAGTTTTTGACAAAATCGGTGTCCTTGCTACGCAAGAACACCGATCCATCACAAACTACATAGAGTATGTGTTGTTGAAGCATCTGGAAGAAGTGGAGCGAGAGCAGGGAAAAATTGATCTTGACAAAGGAGAATAACTCATGTCGGTTTTGAAGTCCAAGCGCACGGAAAGCAAGGCGGAGTTCGTCAATACGGCCAACCAGATTTATGTTGAAGCCCTGAACTTTCTGACCCGCCTTTCGGCCCGGTACTCTCGGCTGGTAGCGGAACCGGTTGCCAAGCTGGCCGGTGAGATTGTCGATTATGCGGAAAAAGCTAACAGCATTTATCCGTCTGATCCGCAACGTGTCGAGCTGCGCAAGGCCCATCTGATTGAGGCTCGTGCGTCGCTCATGGCTTTAGATGTTCGACTGACTCATGTGTACCTTGTGCTGAATCAAAACCCCGCAGGTGCCTTTACCAACTCAAAAGGCGAATCCGTTGGCTCGAAAGACGCAACGGAAAAGCTGGATAAGATGGCTCAGCACCTCGGAGAACTGATTGACAAGGAAAATGACCTTTTGAAAGGGTCGATAAAAAATATCGGCATAAAGCAAAGGCTTTGATGCCGACTGGGTGTGCGGCTGTTAATCTGCCTACTGGCGGTGTGGTGGTGGCTGCGGTCTGCTAATTACAACAACAGCAACAATTTCTGCGACGTCAATACTGACGGAAGTTACAACAATAACAACGCTAACTACTCGGCTGGTTTGCGCCCCGGATTTTACAGATACACGGTCACATGGAGTAGCCAAGTGCGAAAGACGACCGATGTAAAAGGAGCTGCACTTCCCTGGGTGAAAATCCCTAAAACTGCTCTCCGATGGCCTTACACGGACGCTGCTTGCATGGTGAGGAATGTGCCTAACCTCATTTCATGTGTAAGGACAACGCACTTTAGACGGCACCCAACAAGACATTTGTACGGAGGGCGAATATTTTGACAAGTCAGGAGCGCCATGAAGCACGATACCAGCGCCGCCGGGCAGCACGCCGAGCCAGACAGGAAGCTCGTTGTGCCGCCCTAGGTTCGTTGGAAGAAGTATTCAGTTACCACACGATGTTCAAATATGGCCGGAAATGCTGCAACGGTGTACGCTGGAAGCAGAGCACGCAGAACTTTGAGCGGCATCTGTTTTCCCACACAGCGAAGCAGCGGCGGCTTATTTTGGCCAAAAGGTGGCGGCCTAAGAAATACGTTCATTTCACGGTCTGCGAACGCGGCAAGATTCGTGGGATTGACGCTCCTCATATTACAGACCGACAAATCCACAAGGTCATCAGCAAGGAAGTGTTGGAGCCGCTTTACGACCCCAGCATGATCTATGACAACGGTGCAAGCCGGATTGGTAAGGGACTGCACTGGCAGATCAAGCGCATCAAACAGCAGCTGGCACGGCATTACCGCAAGTATGGCCGTGCGGGCGGGGTGTTGCTGCTCGACCTGAAGAAGTTCTTTCCTTATGCACCCCATTCTATCATCTATCAGCGGCACCAGCGGTATATCCTGAACCCTGATTTTCGGCGGATAGCAGATACCATTATTGATACTGCTCCCGGCGAATTTCCGGGCCGTGGGATGCCGCTGGGCGTTGAGCCGAGCCAACAAGAAATGGCGGCGATGCCCAGTGCCGTGGACAACTGGATCAAATGCCAGATGTCCACGCACAGCGCCGGGCACTACATGGATGATTACTGCATCATTCTCCCGGACATCGAAGATTTGAAAAAGCTGGGCCGCGCTATCGTGCGCCAGTTTGAAATCCGCGGCATCCCGGTCAACAAGAAGAAATGCAAGATCATCCCTCTGACAAAGCCTTTCCGCTGGTGCAAGGCTCGTTTTACCTTGACCGAGACCGGGAAAATCAAAGTCAATGGCAGCCGTGATGGCGTGAAACGTGCCCGCCGGAAACTCAAGCTTTTTCACAGGGAGTGGCTGGCTGGTAAACGCACTCTGCAAGAAGTTGCACAGTACATGGAATGCCAGACAGCTTATTATCGTAACTACAACGACCACGGGCGGCTGCTGCGTCTGCGGCGGCTTTGCTATGCAATTTTTGGAGGTAAAGTACCGTGTACAAAATCGTCAAAGCCAGTGATGGCACCGTCCTTGCCTTGACCGAGGACGTGACCTACATCAAAAAAGCCGACAACGGCTGTTATATCATCTGCCCGGAGCCTGATGCTTCGGGCATTTCTTATGCCGGTACGCCGTATCATCTGCTCGGTCGTGACCCGATGGGTGACGATCTGGAAAGCATTATGCTGGAGCAGACGGATATTGGAAGCTGGATTATGGAGGCGAAAGCCGCCATCGAGGATGCCGACGAGATGAACGTGGGTCAGGCGTATCGCCTGACCCTTCTGGAGCTGAATGTCTCCGATACGGATGACACTGAGAACACCTGATAGGAGGAAAAGGCAATGAGCAAAGCAACGGAAATGGTTCTGTATCGCACCTGCAAGCGCATGATCGAGCGCGGCAGTACCGATGGTCTGGCGGAGAAGATCGATATTTTCTACGCCGCCGGCAAACTGACCGATGAGCACTACGCCGAGCTGACCGGTATGCTCGCCGAGAAGAAAGAGCAGGTCTAACCCATGGTGGAGCATGAACGCTTTATCGCCCGCCGCCGGGCGCGCTTCGACGGCATAGATGGAAAAGTGAATATTCCTTATGGAACCGCCCTGACCTGTCAGGACGGTTTTCTTATGCACAAAAACCAGCGTGTGTGTGCTGTGGGGAGCCAGAACGGCATGGACTGCTTTGTGCAGGATGATGACGGTAACGGCACCCTGCGCGGGGATCTGGTAGGAAACATCCAGCAGAGCCTTGAGCGTCGAGATGCGGACTATCAGACCCGCTGGAACCGGGTTTGGGCATCGGCACTCTGCCAAAAGTACCGCCGCCCGGAGTCCGAAGACTACTGGCTGTGGGCGAGAGCGTTTTTTGATGCTCCGATTTTTGATTTGCAGGCAATCGCCGCGCTGGTTCAGTGAGGGGGATGGCTGTGAATCTGAAAGAATTGTTCTGGAGCGGTGGCGGGATGGTTTTGGTGCTGCTCTCGCTCATTGAGGTTTCGCCCATCAAGATCAATCCGTGGAGCAGGCTTGCGAAAATCATCGGACACGCCCTGAATGCTGAAGTGCTGGAACAGCAGAAGCAGACCCAGAAAAAGCTGGAGGAGCATATCCAAGTTGATGATGAGCGCAATGCTAATCTTCTGCGTACTCAGATCCTGCGTTTCAATGATGAGCTGATTGATGATAAGCACCACACGAGGGAGCATTTTATCGAGATTTTAGCCATCATTGATGCCTATGAGGACTACTGCCGCAGTCACCCCGACTACAAAAACAACCGCTGCATCTGTGCGGTAGCGAATATCAAGCGGGTGTACAACGAGCGGCTTCAAAAGCACGACTTCTCTTGAAGGAGGTTTTCTACATGAGAGTCATCGTATATCAGGCCAGCGACACATCAGCCCTGAGCAAAAATTTCACCCGTGAGGAGTTCAAATGCCCCTGCGGGTGTACTCGGCAGATGGTGGATTCGGAGTTGGTAGAGAAGATGCAGGCTGTCCGGGAAAAGCTGGGCAAGCCCATCAAAATTACCAGCGGCTACCGCTGTATTCCGCATAATGCGGCGGTTAAAGGCAGTTCGGGCAGCAAGCACCGTTATGGGATGGCGGCTGACTGGCGCATGAAAGACCGCAACATCAACCCTGTGGCTTTGGGCATTATTGCCACCCAGTACTTCAAGGCGGTGGGTATCTACTGGTATGATGGTTGCGCCATCGTACATACTGACACCCGCGACACAAAGGCGACGTGGCTCTGCGATGCACCGAAGCACTATCCCAGCACGACCTACAACACGTTCATCCTGCCGACGATCCGCCGGGGCAGCGTGGGCGATGTGAACAGAACCGCCACGAAGATGCTCCAGCGGTTGCTGGGGCTGACCCCGGACGGCATTTTTGGAGAAAAAACCGAAAACGCCCTGCTGAAAGCGCAGGAGAAGCACAAGCTGGCCGTGGATGGCATCTGCGGCCCTGCCAGTTGGCGGGCAATTTCTGGGGCCAACAAGTATCTGTGACATAGGAGGAAACCATCATGGAAGCTATTCTGAGTTTTATTCCCGTGCCTGTCGCTGTCATTCTGATGGCGGCGGGTTTTGTTTCGCTGGCAGTCGGCGGTATCCGGCTGGGCTACAAGGCTACTGTTAAGAATCTGGCGCTGGATCTGGTGAACCGGGCTGAAAAGTCCATTATGGGTTCGGGGCAGGGGGCGAAGAAGAAAAAGCAGGTCTTCGCCGCCCTCCGCGCCAAATGCCCGGCCATCATCCAGTGGGCAATCACGGACGAGGTGCTGGATACTGTCATCGAACACGCCTTTGATGTTATGACCGCAGCACTGGGCAAAAAGTCTTGACTGCTGCATGAGTGCCGTGTAAAATAGAGGCACTTGAAAAGCTTCGGCTTTTGTAGAGAGTGGCCCGGCATGGTCCACTCTTGATTTTATATTTGGCTGCTCCGGCGGCGCGCAAAAATCCCCCTCTGCTTTGTCGAAGCCCTGCGAACCTCGCGGGGTATGTGTAGGCAAAGTGGAGGGGGATTTTTTGTTTTCTTAGAACTTCATCTGCGCAGCATCTTCAACGCTCACGTCATCGATTACCTCCGAAGATCTCCGTTGTATACGCGAACCAGCACCCAGTCAGACAGGGGTTCGATGTTTCCGCCCCAGTCCCGGAGGGCTTCATCGGTGCCGCAGGCCTCGCAGATGTACACGCCCTTGGCGTGGCGGCTCAATGCACCGTAGGTCAACTTGTCTGGCATCCTCTCACCGCAGCGAGGGCAGAGAGGCCAGCCCTGCTCCTGATCGGCCTGCATCCTGGCAATAATCTTTTCGTCTGTCATTGTTTAATCCCTCGTCAATTCATATTTTCACGTTCCCAAGCGACCAAGCGGCAAAATTCCTCGCGGGACATGGATTCCGGCTTGCTGGTCTTGATGTAGCTCTGCTGGCCGAAGATCTCCAGCTGGTCGATGTCGTCAGGCGACTGGGTGATAATCTTTGCCGGCCAATCGCCCACGCCGGGGACTTCAATGCGGCGCAGATACAGGTTGCTGTCAAAGTACCAATCACTCTTGATGTACCGCTCTTCTGCATCGGTGCCCTCGATGGCCTCAATGTACTTGCCGAGCGCACCGAAGACTTCCAGTCTGGTTGGTGCTTTGTCGAAGTCGGTCACATCAAAGAGTTTGATGTAGGAGATCCGGCCACGTTCAACGGCAAACTCCTCGATGGTGCCGGAATACTTGTAAAGTTTCATCGTCATATCCTCCGAATGCCCGTATAGCCAGATAGCACAGCTTGATTTATTTATTTGCTCTGTGTAGTTGCTACGATGCCACCGAGACACAACCAGTGCTTACCATCGGCGTTGCGCCGCCACTCGCCACCGAGCGTTTCAAATGCGGCGATCATGCCGTAGTAGTTGATTTCCGGCTCAATCGGGAGCCGCTCCCCATCATCGTTGTACTCGACTTGACCGACGGCAATGTCATCTTTGATAGAGGTCTGGGCGTATGCCCATTGGTTGTCCAGCCTTTCGGCCAAATGCTGGAGGGAAGCGCGAACATCGGAAATTTTCATAGTCTACTCCTTTACCATTCATAGGAGCCGCGCCGCTGACGGGCTTCCATGCGCTCTTTTTCAATCATGGCGGCAATCCGGGACTTCTCTTTGGTACTGAACCCCCAAGCCTTTTCGCAGGGGATGGCAACAATGAAGCCGTCCTCATGGATGCCGTATTCATTGAAATCCTCGTCAACGTACCGCTTGCAGCTGTGCGGCCGGTCGTTGAAGTCATATTCGACCTCATCAGGAATGCGGGTCAGCTTGCCCCTGATGGGGAAGTTATTCAGCTTTGCAAATTCTCGGATGGTCATGGTGCTTCTCCTTACTCAATCGCTTCTTCAATGCTGCTGGTGGCATCTTCCAGACTGCTTACTGCATCGGACAGGCTTTCGCAGATCTCTTCGATATGCTCGTACCGTTCGCCGCTCTGGAAGTTTTCGGGGATGTTGTCCCGGTATTCTTCTTCCTCAGTCTGGATTTCCTCAAGCTGAGTCTGGAGGGTCTCAAGCTGATCAATGATGGCCTGCAGGGCCTTTCTGCGCTCTCTGTTCATATATATTCTCCTTGATTTTTCATCGGTGGGTGGTTATAATTAAAAAGCAAGGGCGGCGGCTCCTACCCGCCGCCCTGCTCTTACGGATTACTTATTATCCGTGGGGGTCTCATTGCTCTGAATGATTCTGTTGGGTTTAATCGTGATCGTTATCCGCTCTGCAAGATTGGGATGTTCGACCAAGATTTCCAGCAGCTCTTTCAGAGCTTTTGCTTTTTCGTCCATCGGTCTGTTCTCCTTTCCGGTGAGCTTTCCGCTCCTCCTGACACCTATATTATACAGGATTTCCTTTATAATGTCAAGGCTTTTCTTAAAGAAAAACCTATATTTTTGAAAATATTTCTTGACAAAATACAGGAAATCATTTATACTTGCGGTGAGGTGATGAGCATGGATTTCCCAACGAAAATCAAAATGGCTGAAGCTGTTGCCAAAGTAAAAGAAGCTGAACTTGCCCGGCGGATGGACACCACCCCGCAGGCATTCAACCAGCGAATGAAAACAGGAAAGTTCAAGTATGAAGAACTGGAGCAGATGGCGCAGGCCATGGGCGCAGAACTTGTTGTGAACTTCCGCTTCCCGGATGGAACAGAGGTATGATAAAAGCCGCCAGTGTTTTTGAAGCGCTGGCGGCTTTCTTTATGCCGTGGGTAAGGGCTTTACCTGAGAAGCAGCAAAGAACGATGCCCGGTAGGTCTGGCCGTCCCCCTTGCTGCTGTGGATAAGCACCGCCTGAAACAGAGCTTTTGCGCCATGCTCTACCATGTACCCGGCGGCTTTCCAGCCTGCCCATGTGTTCACAGGCTCGGCCACACCGGCGGCTTGCTGGGCTTCCTCGATGCGCTGGGCGTTGATCGGCAAGCCGCCGG